ACCTAATACTGCTATGCTCTTGAATTCGTAATCGCCTATGTCACTGTCTGTTATATCATAACTTTCTTCTGGTATAATATCCAGGAATGTTGTTCCTGAAGTAACATTAGTATTAGCCGCTGGAGAATCTGTTAGTTGTACACCAGGACCAAACGTTTTCATGCCATCATTTGTAATAACATTACCATATGTACCACCTGGTAATGTTCCTACATTACTGTATCCTTGATCTGAGAATGCAATAGGTATTGGTAATGGCGTTACGATTGGTATTCTGGGTAAGTCAATAGGTATTCTAACAGGATTTTGTGTAATCGTTTGTTCTACATAGTAGTCATCACTATATTCCATAGCACTTATTTCTACTGTGATCATACCTGTTTCTTCTTGTCTTTCAGTACATCGCAACACTCTAAATAATTTATCTGTCCAGCCATACAGACTATTAGTCACTTTTATAACATCACCTACGTCTGTTTGTAAACCGCTAAAATCAGCAACAAATTGTATCACAGTACCAACTCTGCTCTGGTTAAGATCAATATTTGCTAATGCTTCTGCTCTCATATTGTCGTTTACCATATCTAACTTATATTTTAAAACATTATCAGGTTCGTTTGCGTTACGATCTCCTGCTGGTGTTTCTACTTTAACTGTGTTTACCTGGTCTTTTATAGTACTATCTGCGAACTCTATTTCTACGCCGTTATATAACGCATAAAGCTCTGTACTACTGATATCTATTTTACTCACTATGTTGTCATCATTATATACAAGACAATTTGCTTTTTCGGCTGTACTTAGTGCTCTGTTAGGTATTGCGCCAAATTTACCATCTTTAACTTTATATGTAAAGAATGTTGCGGCACTTTGACATATTTTATCTATATTGGTACTACAGGTATCAAAGGTGCTTAACATACCATTAATGTTATATCTGTCATGTGTAACGGTAGCATTTGCCTGATTAACATAATTTACTTGTTCGGCGCAATAGCCTTTCATTTGTGTATTTGCTGTGCCTGTTATACTATTGATGTCTATTTGAGCATTCACCAGTCCTGCTCCATATCTGTCTGATGTTAAATAATCATATAAAACATCTCCTGGATTACTCAGTGTGTTACGCATTTTAAATGTCATTCTGGGTAATTGTGTTATACCATTTTCAGCATCATAATCTAATTGTAATACTGCATACACCATATTATTTGCTGTATGATTTGCTCCCCAATGTGGCACAATGGCTGTTGCGGCTGTAGTGTTACCTGTTCCTGTTGTGGGGAATATAACATCTGATCCTGAGCTACCGCCCTGATAAATGTTTAATCTGACTTTATTTGCGTATGTTGTATTCGAACTCTGATTAGGATCAATATGACTTGTTACTGTGTTACCTGTAAAACCTAATTCAACATCATTCATAAACACTTTATCGCACGAGAATGTACCTGTTTGTGTTTCCTCACTTAATGCTATACAATAAGTCATTGTCTGGTTTTCATTACTTATTGCGGCATCAAATATAGGACCTGATGTAAACGCGTTACCGTATAATACGGGCAATTTGTTGTCAGTTGCTGGAGGTAATTGTATTCTGGTACCTGGATTAGCCCCTTGATCTAATTCAGGTGCTTTAAATACACCTAAAGCTCTGGCTGTACCATATGCTAATCCTCCGGCTATTATACTTCCTGCCAGTGTTGCAAAAAAGCCACCACCTAATGCTGTACCTATTGCTTGTGCTATAAATGTAAATACTGCCATTATGTACCTCTATAAATCCAGTTGTAATCAATTGCTTCCCAACCTCTCTCATCTAATTTGAGATCAGGAGTCGTTGCTAATGTTGTAAGTGTAAACGAACTAATAAAACCTTTATCTTTTGCTTCTATGCCTATTGCTATGTATCTGTTTAACAGTCTGGCACCTGCACTGGTACCTCTGTATTCTTCTTCTACCCACCAAGCAACTTCTGTCATACGTTTCACATGTGGTAACCATAAATCTCCCTGTATTGTTGCTAATAACATTCCTACAACTCTGTCGTGATCTGTACATACCAGAGCAATACCTGTTTTAAGTATATGATCTATTACATTATTTACATGTACGAAATCATATTTAGGTTTGTGTAAATCTTCCACAGGATTGAAATTAGCAAAATCAATCATTAGACGTTTAATGTCGTCATAATCCTGTATTTGTGCGTTTCTTACTTTCATTATCTTCTCAATACTGCTCTGTTGTCACGTCCATTATCTCGTTTGTTATGAACCAGCACACCATTTGCAAAATATGTGTGATGATCTTTAACATTACTTAAATTGTAGGTTTGTGTATCTGGTTGTTTAACTATTTCTATATGTTGTATAATATTATCTGTTGCTTTACTATCGTACTGATAAAATACAACGGCATCTGATACACTTATAACACTGACATCCAGATTGTGATTTTGTTTTGTTGCTTCTGGATCTAATGAGCACCAACCTTTGTTTTTCACATATATAGGATGATCTGGTGTACATTTAATCACAGTATTACCCACAGTATATACAGCGATAACATCTGTTTTAGGTTGTGTTATTTCTTCCACTACGCCTGGTTCGTATACAGGTTCGTCTGCTAATGGATCTGTGACACACATCACACTATCTCCTACTTCTACCATTTGTATAGGCTTGAATGTGCCATCTGCCATAGTGATTTGCGTATCTGCGACAAAACAGCCACCACCGCCTCCGCCACCGCCACCTCCGTAGCCGTAGCCCTGGTATTCTTTACCGAAGTCAAACGATATATTATATAATTCTGGCACTCTGTCAAATACAGCATCATTAGGAAACAATCTCTTTCTGTCGTCTGGATTGGTTCTTTGTCCTGTCACTTTGTTTTCTAATATTGTGTTTATACTAGCACACGTTACTGTGACGCTGTTTGTTAACGTACTGGCAGGTGTAAAATCCTCTTGTATTGTAAAATTTGTTATAACACCTGTAAATCTGTCATATACTTCTGATGTATCCAGTTCGTGAGTAGTAGTATCATAAAATCCTCTTCTGATAACTACATTACCGCCTTTTATAGGTGTTGTTAATATTAGACTTAAATAATCTTGCTCACTGGGTATACCACTCAGTGTTATGCTTATATCACCATTTGTTGTTCTGACATCTTCTTGGAAATCTGATACTTGTAGGAATGAACCTAATTCTGTATAGGTATTACTGTTATATGTTACAGGCTTATAAGCACTACTTATGTAGTATGTGGTGCTGTCTAATGTTAAATCTATAAGCAGACAACTACTAATATGGTCCTGTTGTACTGGTGTTATAGTGGTTGCCATTATGTAATAACCTCTATTAATTCAAAATCGTCGCTAAACGATATTCTGTCGTGTGGTACTACGGTATATTTAGGTAAATTTAGTATTTTAACTTGCCATCTTACGTCATTACCTATCTTTACACCACCTGATGTTAAGGATACACCATCTTGGCTTAAAACAGGTCTATGTACTGGGACTGTTATGTTACCGCTAACACTAAAAGCAACATCTGATGTTACCTGATAAGGATATCTGTACGTACCAGTATTACCTTCTGGTTGCAAAAAATCACCTTTTTTAAACAAATAACTACCTACACCACCTACTGTGGCAGTTGAAACATATATTTCTGATCCATTACTTCCTACTGTAGACAAAGCACTTATATTACCACCACTCCAATCTGCCTGCCAATCTGTGAGATAATTCATATTACTGTTATTGTTTATACTTATATTTGCTTCTGTTGTGGCACCTGTAGTATATATGTCTTGTACAACTGCTCTGTTAGTGCTGTATTTTAAGCCGTCATGCATACCCACTTTGAACTGATAAACATTTATATTTCTGTCTGCTGTTTTATAATGACCACTTCTACTGACTGTACTACCAGACATTTCTCTAATATCCATTTCCAGGTATGTTGCGTTATTGATTATTGTTTGTAAGCTCACTGTTTATCCTCCTGGTGTCCTACGAGCACCTGCTCTGCTGACATTATATATAAATTCTGGGTCTCTGGCTACTAGTGATTGGAAGCTCGGGGCATCTACTGCCTGTATATTATATACCACAGAGGTTGCTCCCATACCGCCTGAACCTTGTAATTGATTGTTAGGTATAACTGTGCCACTTGCTCCAGGTATAAAGAGCTCCGGTCCTTTTTCGCCAACGATATATGGTGTTCCTCCACTTACTGGGCCACCCTTTGCTTTTCCTGTTAATCCAAATGCCGCTAATATAGGTCCTGTAATAAATCTTTGTACTAATGCTTTTGCTAACACTTGTTTTATGTGATCTCCTAAAGCACTAAAGTCTGCTTTTCCTTTAAGTATAGCATCTGTAAGAGTATCTTCAAACAATTCAACACCTTTAACTAAACCATCTTCTATTGTTTTTTGTAGTCTTTCCATTGGTGTGCCTAATCTGGTAGCAACATTCTCAAATATTGTAGCAAAATCTATTGTCGCATCTTGGAATGCTTTCATATTTTCTACTCCTTCTTTTAGGAAATCAACTAATCTTTCAAAACCAGTTCTTGTATCTTCTACACCTTTTTTAATTTCTAACACTAGTGGTTTTGCTTCTTTAAGTGAATCTATATATTCTATTATTGCTTGTACATTAATAGCTTGGTTTGCCGCAATTATACCTGTCTGATCACCTACTTGAGTTGCTAATAATAATGCATTTTTTAATGCTTCATTAAATTGTAAAACAGCATCTGTTTCAAATCCACTACCAGCACTAAATCTATCTAGCATTCCTAAATCATCGTACATTGATTTTAATGCACTAACGTCAAATCCTATGGTTTCTAGAGCTTTTATCAAGTCATCTGCTACATCTAATCCTTTTGCTAAACCTAAGAATGTGACATCTATACCTAATAGTGATCGTTCAGCCTGTTTTGCTTTATCGCCAATTAAATTTAAAGCATCTGATATTTCATTATATCTGTCTGCCACTGCTGGATCAACTGGGAATAAATCTAATCGAGGGATACTTCTACCTAATTCTATAACTGTATTAATT